TTATCTGGGAAGCCTCTGCGTCTGGGCGGGATTGATCCCACCACTTTGAAAGCAAGCAAAAGAAATGTCGAGGTCAACGTCCGGACAATGAGAGCGCCATCCGCCCCTGTTTCGACAGCGCGGAAGTTAGACACCTCCGCTGCCTTTGAGGCGCAGGATATGATCGCTGGCATTACTACCGCCGACATAGCATGGGGCAGGATGATAGCGAGAAGCACCAGAGGAGATAATCTATCTTCTTACCTACGCCGCCGGACAGAGGTCATGGGTATGATTCCAAATCTAATCCTGATCAATGGAAGCAGCGAGTTGTCTCGAGAAATGAGCGCGGAGATGCATGATCCAAACAGGGACATTACCGACTGGGAGAAGACGATTTATCGGGCAGCATTCCCAGACTATGACGAGCCTCATGCCACGACTCTTTGCACACCTCTTGGCGCGAAGCTGATAATGAATTGGCTGGCGATTTTTGGGACGAAGCCTTATGTCAACGGCACAACAAATCTGGAAAAGCTGACCCAGTATGCCACCCTTTCGGATTTTTGGATGGAGCAGGGCTATGCCACACCTGACATGCCGGAGGAGCCTGAGCCGGAGTCTGATAGAATAGCCAAGATGGTTTTGCGGACAGAAGGTACAGACCGCAACAAGTTCAAAAACAGGCTTTTATATGATCAGAGGTTCATGGTCATATGTCCCCTGACAAAGGTCACAGATACGCGGTTTCTGATCGCGAGTCACATCAAACCATTCGCAGCTTGTGAGCATCGCGGTGAGCGTGTTGATGCGGACAATGGGTTTCTATTGTCGCCAAGTGCAGACAAGTTATTTGATCATGGATACATATCCTTTACTGATGAGGGTGTGATGATGCGAAGCGCAAAGCTGGGGATCAATGGGGCTTTGCTGAAGTCACTAGGTATTGATCCGAATGCAAGGGTTCCGATTAAATCGGAAAGAACAAAGGAATATTTAGCGTACCATAGGAATGTCGTGTTCGAGGGCGCGAGAACAAGGGAGAAGTCACAATGAGTAAAGCATTTGTGTTGACTAAGATTTGTCGGACGACACTGCGTAAAGAAGGGGCAGTGTTTATGACAGGTGTTAATTTTTCAGCGTATGAGTTGATGGTTAAGGTAGGCAATCAACAGCGCAAAGTCACCGTCGTTTTGGATGGACTCTTTAACAATAGCGGCTGTTGGGTTGATGAGCCGCTCGAAGAAGTTATCGACATCATTATGAAAGGAAGCAAGTCATGTGGGAGTATTGGATAGCAGTTTGCTTGGTTACAAACTTTTCGGGTGAACCTGTCAATAAGTGTTACAGTAAACTCGGTGCGGAAAAATACCCGCGTGAAGAAATCTGCAAAGCCGCGGCAAAGGCAGAAGATTTTAGGACATACTACACACTGCGGGATGCAGGGTTCAGTGGTGTGCCTGTTATCAAAACGACTTGTTCAGAAGTCACAGAAAAGAAGGGGACTTGATATGGGTAAGGTAAAAGGATGGATGATGGAGATGGAGGAGGATGCCCTCCACATGGACAAAGATTCGTGGATCGAGCTTCACGGTGAGTATTACTTGCCCATCTGGGAAGAAGCACAGATGGCTAGATTGGAGAATGAAGATGCTTAGTGATGATGATGTTAAGGAGCTACTAAAAGTTCCTGAGATTGTGCCGCCCAAGTATCGGCAGCACACACGCGGCGACATTCAAACACCAGCGCAAGCGGCGAGTCGTGATAAGATAAGAAGGCGCATTCACATCAGCGTGTTTGGCGGCAACCATTATACATACAAGCCAAAGGATGGAGGGAAGAATGCTAGTGGAAAAGGATGAGATTATCCCCAACATCTCCAGCTTTTTAGTTGGGCAAAAAACTGCGATTCCACAAAAGGAAAACAGTGGGTCGAGAAACTGGTTGGTTTCATTCAAGATAGAAATTGTTAGAACCTACAAGGTTGCGGCGAAAACAAAAGGCATGGCATCGGAGTTGGGGCGGAACAGACTCAGGCGCACAATCAAAAACATGAAAAGAAAACACGCTACACAAGGTAAAAGGCAAAACATGATTGTTAGTAACCATAAATTTTTAAGTACAAGGAGGGCTTAGGTATGAGCTTTGATGATGATCCTTTGGCAATGTTCGAGGATAATTTTGGGCGGGTGTTTCGACCGCCAACAGAAGTTGTGTCGAGGCTGGGTGGTGTTTCTTCTCTTAATCAAGGTGATGCGCCCCTGACAAAGTCCCAGAGGGAAGCAAAGCGCAGGGCTGAGACAGTCAAGTTCGGTACGTTTAGCAGAAAGAAAAAGAAAAATGGATGATCAAAAGCTAGGGTTTATGGATGATGAACTTACTGCCGAAGTTGGTAGCAAGATTGAAGAGTTTCTGACTGAGTTGCAAGAACTTGGCACGGATCCGGATTTGGTTTCTTTTCTTTTTATCTCAACAGGACAGATGCTGCTGATTAATAGCAATCGAGATGATCCAGCATTTGTTACTTATTTGAGTGCCACTGCTTTGGTTAGCGCAGCAGCCAGTGCAGCAGTAAACATGGAAGGTGGGAGGGTAGAACATTGAGCGTTATTGTGAAAGGCGATGGATCGTGGCAAAAGGCATTGGATGCCGAACGCTGTCCAAAGTGCGGCGGGAGTATCGAGCATAAGCTTGCACCGACATATAAAAAGCAGTGCTCTGTGTGCAAGCTAGGCATCATTGACAACATCAGAACCCCTGATATTATAACAGATGATACTATGCCATCTGAGTGGGAGTCAGATATGTATGAAACACGGTTAGAGCCGACAGAGGCTCAGATCTTTTATGATGCTGTCGCTAAGAGGCACATCGTATGGGCAGATGCTGTCACATATATGGACAAGTTGGTGCGGGAAAAGCTGGAGTATATGGATGATTATCCTGAGGACTACAGCGATGATGACAAAAAATATTTGGAGGCGGTATGGGACAGGATACTCAGGGGTTGAATAGAATAATCCGTATACTTGACGAGGAGTATACGGAACTGCAAGCTGCTGGATTGATTCGCGAGGCAGAGAAAACGCGGAAACGTTTAGAAACTTATGTCGATATGCGAAGCAGAGCAGATCGTCTCTTAAAGGAACTTCCTAACAATGACTGATAAAAAGAACAGTAAGGATAACGTGGTAAAATTTCCTAAAAAAATGGAAGTGAATTTCGTGTCGGTGCCTGATCTGTGTGATGTGGCAGGAAAAATATTAGAGGACGTTGTTATTCTTGGGGCAGCTTCAGATGGTAGTATTAAAATGCTTACGTCTATAGAGGATGTATCAGATATTCTTTTCTATCTTGAGACAGCTAAGTTCGCGCTTATGTCTGACGAAATACAATATCCAGAAGAGTAGAAAGATTGTGAGGGGCAAGTGGAGTTTAATTTCAAAACCAAACCGTACGAGCATCAGCGAGTTGCGCTTGAGAAGTCGTACAACAAAACGGACTACGCCTACTTTATGGAAATGGGATGTGGGAAATCCAAAGTTCTCATCGACAACATGGCGTGGCTTTATTCACAAGGCAAGATCGATACAGCGGTCATCGTTGCCCCGAAAGGCGTGTACCGGAACTGGGAGATATCTGAGATACCAGCTCATCTTCCGGAGGACATTGCACATGAGGTTTATGTTTGGAATCCGAACCCAAACAAGACTCAAAAGCAGCACCTCACGGAAGGTGTTGAGGAGCGTAAAAAGCTCCGCATCCTATTGGTCAATGTTGAAGGATTTGCAACGGCGAAGGTACGAAAATACTTGGAGATGTTTGTTCGCGGATCGTCGTTTTTATTTGCGGTTGATGAGTCAACTACTATTAAGAACCCCAAAGCCAAGCGGACTAAGGCAATCGTTACGATTGGTAAAAGTGCATCGTTTCGCCGCATACTCACAGGGTCGCCAGTTACTAAATCACCGATGGATCTTTACTCGCAATGTGAGTTTATGGACAAGCGACTACTTGGATTCGACTCATACTTTTCTTTTCAAGGGCGGTACGCCATCACAAGAACTCAACGGATGGGCAGCCACAGCTTTCAGCAGATCGTGGGATACAGAAATCTTGACGAGCTTTCGAGTCGTCTTGAGACTTTCTCGTATCGTGTTACGAAGGATGATGCGCTCGATCTACCTGATAAAATCTACACGACTCGAGAAGTATCTCTGACCGATGAACAACGGCGACATTACATGTCGTTGAAGGAAGCAGCCATCGCACTGCTCGATGATGGTGAGCTAGTGTCTGCCCCAGCGGTGATGACCCAGTTGCTGCGCCTTCAGCAGGTGCTGTGCGGTCACTTGATGACTGATGATGGTGAGCTAGTCGAGATACCTACGAACCGCCTGTCTGCCCTACTAGCGACGGTTGAGGAGATGGATGGTAAGGTTATCATCTGGTCTAGATTCCGGTACGACATAATAGCTATTGTAGCTACTTTAGCTAAAACTTATGGGGCTGACTCTGTCGTGTCGTACTTCGGGGACACGACAGATGAACAACGTCAAAACGCTATAGCGTCATTCCAGTTTGGAGATGCGAGGTTCTTTGTTGCCAACCCACAGACCGCAGGTTATGGCTTGACTCTGACGGCTGCGACTAACGTGATTTACTACGCCAACGACTTTAATCTTGAGACAAGAATACAGTCCGAGGATCGATGTCATCGAATCGGTCAGAAGAAATCAGTAACCTACGTTGATTTGGTTACCCGAAACTCGATTGACGAGCACATTGTCAGGACTCTTCGGGCGAAGATTGAACTGTCGGCAAAGACTCTGGGTGAAGAAGCTCGGAAATGGTTGCAGGTTTCACCCCGCTAAATCGTCGGTTGCCTGCGTTTTGTGCGGATTGTTTTGGTACAACGTCACGGGGAAATTGATGTGGGTATTTATGGACTTGACCCGTGTCCAGACAAACGTAAAGAAGTTGAATGCCTAGTTTATGTTGGAGGTCGGTGAGGGTACGAGAAATGATGGTTCCATCACTACGGCGTGACAACGTTTTAACGTCAAAGTAGTGGAAGGTTCCTGTTTGATCTAATGCTACGAGGTCCACGGGCCCTTGTTCGATGAAGGGGGAGTAGACGTAGCAGCCCTGATCAATCAGAAACTCAGCAGCGAGAAGCTCGGAACGTTTACCGGAGGCAATATTTTTATCAGGCCCATCACTTATTATTTTAGATCGTCTCATTTGATACTTGACCCTATAAGTGTTTATAAGATAAAGTAACTTAGCATAAGGGACATAAGGAGGTAAAGCCTTGGATACAACAAAGTGGAAGTCAGTCGTAATCTCTCGTCCTGTGTACGATCAGTTACGTCAAATGGCTGAAGTAAATGACCGTAGCCTTAGCAAACAAGTTGCACACTTAGTTCGCACGGCGGCGATCGATGCAGAGCTTTTAGAGTCTAGAAAAAAACCTAGCGCTGTATAAACTGTATTGACTACCCCGTACCTGCTGTAGTAGGTACGGGTCTCTAAACCCGAAGGGGTAAAACTTTAACGTAACCATAATGGAGAAGTAAGATGAGCGATATCTTTTCGCTAATGGATGAGGCAGTCGAAGCCAACAAGTTCGACAATGTAAGCACTGAGGGGGGCTCTCGCCTATCAACCCTCATTAGAGAGTCTATGGATCTGGACGGCAAGATTGCCGATGCAGAACAGTATCTCAAAGATCTCAAATACAAAAAAAGAAAAGTGAACGAAGAGGACATCCCTGCTCTTATGCAAGAGATGGGAATGGACAGCGTTTCTGTTGACGGAAACAAAGTCACCCTTCGTCAGTTTGTGCATGCGCGTATTGCAGAAGACAAACGCGATGAAGCCTTCTCATGGCTACGGTCTATTGGGGAAGGTGATCTAATTAAGAATGATGTAACAGTGTCTTTCAACACTGGTCAGGACAATCTGGCTGGCGCTGTTATTGATGATCTGCGTAACCAAGGCTTAGAGCCAGCGCAGAAGACTCACGTTCACCCACAGACATTAAAGGCTTGGGTAAAGGGACGCATTGAGTCAGGAAAAGAGATCGACTTTGATACCTTTGGTGTCTTTGTCGGAACCGAAGCAACGATAAAGAGGAACTAGAACGATGGCTGATTTAGCTGTAGCAGAAAAGAAGTCCACTGCGGTGGCAAGTTTCATGGACGATGCCTTTAAGAATGCTGGGCAAGGTCTGGAAGATATTGGTTTGGAAGACATGCAGATTCCGTTTATGCGGATTGTGCAGCCTCTGTCCCCACAACTCATGAAGAAAGACATCAAGTTCATTGATGGTATTTCAGCAGGCGACATCTTCAATAATGTCACTGGAGATTTTTGGGAAGCAGACGAGGGCGTTGTTGTTATCCCGTTTGCCTACCAGATGAAATATCTTGAGTTTCAACTTCGTGAGAGTGGTGGTGGCTACTTGGGTGAACTAGATCCAACGGATCCAGACATCCGCCGTACTCAGCGCATGGGGGCTAACGAGATTCTTCCTTCTGGGAACGAGTTGGTTCGCTCCGCTCAGTTCCTTGTGATTGCAGTCGACAGTAAGGGGCGTACGTCTCAGTTGATTTGTGACATGAAGAAAACACAGATGAAGGTAGCAAAGGCATGGAACACTCGCCGCGCTGGTCTTCAGATTATGCACCCGACGGAGGGTTTGTTTAACCCACCAATATGGATGACAGCTTGGCGTTTGAAGTCTGTGCAAGAAAGCAACGACAAAGGAACGTGGTTCAACTACGCAGTATCCAATGTCGATATTGAAGACGTTCCAGCAAGTGCAGTTGCACTAGCGAAGAGCAAGTTCGATCTATTCCAACAGGGCGAGATTAAGACCTCTGGAGCCACCGCAGAAGAGATGCAGTCAGCATCGTCGGCACCAGCGGACGATATCCCGTTCTAGTCTAAAAATTAGGGTGGGGGTGCATACGACTCCACCCTAGCTGCTGAATGGGGGCAGCAGAAAGGTTGTTCGGGGGGCTCATACCCCAACAACCACCCCCTGCCTTAAACCAATAAGGGGCACAGTTATGAACCAAGCAGAAAAGTTCATGGCTGCATTTACCGGATTTAGTGCAGCGCATGGACAGACACAGATATCAGATGAACGACGAGCCGGTAAGCAAAAAGCTAAGTCGAGAATCGTTAGGCAGCCGCTAACTTTAGACCTTATCAAGCATCATCTTGAGGGCAAGAATGGCGTAGGCTCTATACCAATTAACGAGGACAACCAATGTAAGTTTGGTGCCCTAGATATCGATAAGTACCCGCTAGATCTTGAGGCGCTTGATAGAAAGCTGCGTAAGATGGAGGTGCCTTGTGTAACCTGTCGCTCGAAGTCTGGCGGTGCACACATATTCTTTTTCTTTACAAAGTGGATTAGTGCAGGAGAGTTCCGTGACAAAGCTTCAGAGATTTCTGCCGTACTTGGTTACGGCGGCTGTGAGATTTTCCCAAAGCAAGAACAGATTCTTGTCGAGCGTGGCGATGTGGGTAACTTTATTAACCTGCCGTACTTTGATGAGGAACAAACTCTCCGCTACGCGATTAAAGAAGACGGAGAGCCAGCGTCCCTAGAGGAATTTCTTGAACTTGTTGACAGGAGGAGTGTGGATCCGGATGCTTTTGTTGGTTTAACATTCGGTGAGCAGGTCGACGAGTTTAAGGATTGGGCCCCCTGCCTAAGCTGTATGTTTGGGCAGGGGATCCCCGAGGGGACCCGTAATACAGTTATGTTTGCCGCAGCCGTTGGCTGCAAGAAAGAGCAGTCAGAAAACTGGAAGGCTCGGTTAGAAGAAATCAACACCAAGTTTGCTAACCCTGCGTTACCTGCATCAGAGATTGTCACGATACAGCAGCAGCATGAGAAGAAAGAGTATGGCTTCCCCTGTGATCAGGAGCCGCTCAAATCTTATTGCAACAAGTCACTTTGTAAGACAAAGAAGTTTGGTATCGGTAGCCACGTTTCCAATATTGATGTGACAGGTCTTTGTGTTGTGAAGTCAGAGCCTCCAGTATGGTTCTGTGATGTGGGTGGGCAGCGTGTTGAGTTGGACACAGATGACCTTCAGACACCGCAGCGTTTTCAGAAGGCGTGTATGGAGCAGATACACAAGATGCCACCAATGATGAAGATGGCTGACTGGCAGAACATTGTTGGCGCACTGATGGAAGACATGAGTGAGATCGATGTTCCAGAAGAGCTAACCTATAAAGGGCAGTTCATGGATCTTCTCGAGGCGTTCTGTGATGGGCGGGTGCAAGCGCAATCCGCTGAAGAGATCAGTCTTGGCAAGCCGTACACGGAAGAAGAAGAAGGCTTAACTTACTTCAAGATTGAAGCCTTAATGAAGTTCCTTCGCAATCAGCGCTTCGACAACTATAGCCGCGGACAAATACAAGAGCGCTTAAAAGAGCTCAACGGGGACGGTACGGCAAACGGTTTAAAAAGGTTTAAGACTACCAAAGGAGATTCAAAGCCTTTGCGTGTGTGGTGGGTTCCTTCCTTTAACAGAGAGGTTCAGGTTCCGCGGATCAACGTCGAAGGTGATGGGGTGCCATTCTAATGGATGTTATAACAGAGACCACCATCTTCGGACCCCCGGGCACGGGCAAAACAACTAGGCTCATCCAGATTGTTCAGGATGAGTTAAAGAATGGTACAAGACCAGAGAACATTGCTTTTGTTTCCTTTAGTCGTAAGGCTGCGGAGGAAGCTAGAACACGGGCAGCGGCAAAGCTAACAATGGATGCGAATCAAATGGTATGGTTTCGCACACTGCATTCTTTTGCCTATCAATGTTTAGGGCTAGCGCCTAATCGTGTGCTTCGAGGGTCTGACTACTCTCGCATAGGTACGTTGCTTGGCCTTGAGTTTTCTTCTAATGCTTCTTTAACAATGCAAGATGGTGCCTTGTTTAGCCCGGGCAGGAGCGGTGATGCTTATTTGTCTATGCTTCAAATGGCGCGTGTTACAGGACGGTCTATCGAGGAAGAGTTCTCGAGGACCGCGGACCGACGGCTTCATTTCCAGCAGCTAAAGCTCGTGGATCAGGTTATCCGAGACTATAAAAAAGAAACAAACAAGCTTGATTTTGTAGATATGATTGAGCAGTTCATCGAGCAAGGCCACTGCCCTCCGCTTGATGTTCTTATTGTTGATGAAGCTCAAGACCTCGTACCCTTGCAGTGGAAGATGGTTCATGAGGTACTAAAGCCCAACTCCAAACGTGTCTATTACGCTGGTGATGATGACCAGTGCATATACTCTTGGATGGGTGTTGAGGTTGCGGATTTTTTGAACGCATCGGAAAATAAGATCATTTTGGATAAGTCTTATAGACTGCCTGTATCTGTGCATAACATGGCAGATTCTCTTGTAAAACAACTAGCTACCAGACAGAAAAAAACTTGGAAACCTACAGATGAAACTGGCTCCATAGTGTGGCATCGTGATATTCTAGATGTGGACATAACAACCGGAGAGTGGCTAATCCTAGCCCGTACCAATTTCATTGCTAATAGAATCTCAGCCACACTCAAAGAACAAGGATTCCTGTTTTGGCGTGAAGGCTCCGGTTGGTCCATTTCCCCAAATGTTCTCACTGGAATCGAGGTATGGCTAAAACTATGCAAGGATCAAGAACTGTCCGCTCAGGAATTGAAGAAGCTTTCCACACTACTGACAACGTCGGTTATTACAAAGTCTGGCAAGAAACTACTCGCAAGTTTAGACCCCGGAAAAACCTACAGGCTAACAGATATTCAAGACCTGTGCTCCCTATCAGCGACACCGGAGACTCCGTGGCACGAAGTGTTGAAGGTGAGCGAGAACGAGAGAATATACATTTCATCAGTACGGCGTATGGGCGAGTCTATTTTGACGGGGACGCCGAGGATCAAGATATCGACGATCCATAAAGCGAAGGGTGGTGAGGCAGATAACGTTGCCCTTCTTTTAGATTCATCAAGAGCATGCGCTGAAAGCGGTGATCAGGACTCCGAGATTCGGACGTTCTACGTTGGTCTTACTCGTGCCAAAAAATCATTACACTTAATCGAACCTCAGACACAATATGGATTTCAGCTATGAGCAAAAAAGAAGAAAGGCTGGTTACGAGAGAAGACTTTCTTAATCGGGCAGAGGCACTAATCAACGGTCCGAGGGCAAAGGAATATGGTCCGGCAAAGTTAAATCACGAGCGTATTGCTGCGATCTGGAACGTTTTTTTAGAGAAGAAACTGGTTAAGCCAATTACGCCAGAGGATGTGGTGGGCTGTATGATCGGCTTGAAGCTGGGCAGATTAGCAGAGAATACAGGTAAAGAAGATTCTTGGGTGGACATCATTGGCTATGCCGCCTTGGGAGGGGAGATAGCAAATGATGAAGGCTGACGGGCTGGACGAGGCCATCATTGGTGCAACGCATGACATTGCAACAGGACATTTTCGTTTAATCTATGATGTTGACATGTGTATAGACATCCTTGCCAAGGACATGACTAGGTCCGAGGCTATGGAGTTTTTAGAATACAATACTTTTGGAGCATATGTGGGGGCGGATACTCCTTTGTTTATGTTCAACAACTGGGAATCATTGCTGGAGGAAGACAATGTCTGAATATCAAATGAATCTGCTGGACATCGACGTTAAGGAAGCCGCACTTGGTTTCACTGACGAAGATGACTGGGCACCTCCGTCTTCGTTTCCAGATCTTACGAAATGTGAGCGTATATCAATTGACTTGGAAACATGCGATCCAAATTTGACAACGCTGGGGCCGGGTTGGTGCCGCAATGATGGGTATGTTATTGGATATGCTGTAGCGGCTGGTGACTTTGTTGGCTACTTTCCTGTGCGTCATGAGGGCGGTGGTAACATCCCCGAGAAGACTGTGGTCAACTGGCTAAAGAAACAGATGGCAACCCCGCACATTGAGAAGATTATGCACAATGCGTTGTATGATTTGGGCTGGATGCGCTGGGCAGGAATCGAGGTTCAAGGGCCGGTAATCGACACAATGATAGCCGCGCCTCTGATTAACGAGAACAGACGGTACTACAACCTAGACTCTCTGGCTCGTGAATATCTTGGCGAGTTTAAGAACGAGAAGACACTACGCGCTGCGGCAGCAATGTACGGTGTTAATCCTAAGTCAGGGATGTGGCGGCTACCTGCTCGGTTCGTTGGCAAGTACGCGGAGCAAGACGCTGCGGTAACATTAAGACTGTGGGATCGACTGCGTCCAGAAATTGTGAAAGAGGAAGTATCCTCTATCTTCAAACTGGAGACAGATCTTTTACCTGTACTCTTTGAAATGAAGACACGAGGTGTTCGTGTTGATATTGACAGGGCAGAGCAGGTTAAGAAAGACCTGAAGCGGCGTGAAGATATCTTACTTAAAGAAATAAAGGAAGAGACTGGCATCTTCATTGAGCCGTGGGTTGCGACATCTATAGCAAAGGCGTTCGACGCGGTTGGGGTGTCTTACTCCCGAACAGAAAGCACGGGCGCTCCCTCCTTTACAAAACAGTTTTTGTCTAACCACTCGCACCCAATAGCGCAGAAGGTTGTAAAGCTTAGAGAATTTAACAAAGCTAACACTACCTTTGTTGAGACAATTCTCGATCATTCGCATAATGGACGCATTCATTGTGACTTCAATGCTCTTCGTTCTGATGATGGTGGTACGGTTACGGGGCGATTTTCTTCTAGCAACCCGAATCTTCAACAGATTCCAGCCCGTGACCCTGAGATCAAGGGCATGATCCGTGGTTTATTTATACCAGAAGAAGGCACCAAATGGGGAAGTTTTGACTACGCTTCACAAGAACCCAGATGGTTAGCTCACTACTGTGCTCAAGTCACAGGAGTTCACAGGCATCCACAAATTGACGATGTTGTGAACGCATATAAAGAAGGCAACGCTGACTTCCATCAGATGGTTGCTGACATGGCAGGTATTAGCCGCAAGGATGCTAAGACGGTTAACCTTGGGATTATGTACGGCATGGGACGGAAGAAGCTAGCTGGTGTCATGGATACCTCTGAGGACGAAGCTAAGGCGCTGCTGGCTAAGTACCACGAGAATGTACCTTTCGTTAAGGGTATAGCTGACATGACATCTAATCGTGCCGCTGACGTTGGGAGCATCAGGACATGGCTTGGTCGCAAGTGCCGCTTTGATATGTGGGAACCAAAGTCTTTCGGATTTAACAAGGCTATGCGTCTTGAAGAAGCCATAAAGGAATACGGCGGCAGAGGAATGATTCGGAGAGCGTACACATACAAAGCGCTCAACAAGTTAATTCAAGGTTCGAGTGCCGACCAAACTAAAAAGGCGATGGTAGAGTGCTTTAAAGAGGGCCTTGTACCTATGCTTACTGTGCATGATGAACTTTGTTTCAGCGTGGAATCAAAAGAACAGGCGGATAGAATCGTTGAAATTATGACGACATGTGTGCCAGACTTAAATGTTCCTTTCGAGGTTGATGCAGAACTAGGAAACAACTGGGGTGAGGTAGGATAATGTCAGAGATGCAGAAGAAGTTTAATGAGTGGTTCCTGTACGACGAAAATACCGGGGATCTAGTTTGGAAAAAAACAAAAAACTCTAGGGGAGTTGAGGGCACAACCGTGGGTGCGGTGGATAACAGCTTCGATGTTCCTAGACTTGTTCTAAAGCTGGACAATAAGAAATATCATGTAGCCAGAGTTATCTGGTGCATGATTCACGGGGATATAGAAGACGGGATGTATATAGACCACCTCAATGGCGACCCGTTAGATAACAGGTTGTCGAACCTTCGGCTAACTACACCATCTGGCAACGCTAAAAACAGGTGCATATCATCCACAAACACAAGTGGCATAACAGGTGTTAGTAAAACGCACCGCGCATCCAAGCCGTGGAAAGCTTCAATATACAATAACGGAAAGAATTGTCATCTGGGTGTGTACAAAACCAAAGCCGAGGCTGTCGCTGCTAGGATCGGAGCAGAAAAAGTTTTGGGTTATTTAAGCCACAAGAGAGTTTCTACTCAGGAAACTGACAGGTCTCTCCTTGGCAGCAGTCATCAATGACCTGACTGCACTCGAAGCACTGCTCATGCCCGTGGACATACACGGTACGAAGCCTGTTACCACAGCGTGGGCAGCGGCGACGGTCATCCTTACCTGATTCTGGCTTTTGTATCATGTTATCCTCCAATCTCAGCGACCTCGAGGTATAATGACACGCTCATCTTTGCTGAGGTCCACGAGAATCGATGTTTTTATTTAATGATTTCAGTCCTTTGCGAGGTCGCGTATTCGCTTGACCAGACGCTTTGCCCGGTTCGGAACCTGATCATGCCACCTCGAATCAACCATTTCGTCGGCTGCACGGTGCCAATCTCTGGCATCGACCCCAGATTTCATACCCTTAAACTTGGACAGGCGAGACCTTCCCATGTTGAAGCACATGTTGGCAATCACTAGCTGTGCTTCTTCCGGCAGATCGTCGAAGTCATCATACAAAACCTGACAGTCTTCGATCGTCACAGCGATATCAAGGTTAAACCGCTTACGGACACGCTCCTCTGACACGGGTGTGCCCACTGGCTGACCATACTCTGGATCGTGCTCCTTGATGAGCGCTCCGATTCCGAAAGTTGGTAGACCTAAATGATCCAAATATATCTCATACTTGCAGCCTTCATCTTCTGCAAGCTCTTCTCTTAACCTGTCTTTGTTCATCCTTGACCTCGTCTAGCCGCAATTAACTGATCGGCTGGGTTTGGTAATACTGCGGCGCTAGGCACTGCTGCGCTAGAAGCTGGTGCGGGAGCCGCCGAAGGGGCTGGGCGGACTCCCGCTTGCGCTGCCACAGGAGGAGGTGTGGTAGCAGCAACTGGTTGTGACGGTGCTGGTGCTTCAGAAACAGGAACTAAGCGAGACGGGTCGAAGTCTGGCTCGGCTGTTTTTTCAGGGGTAATAGGTTCGTCTAGTGGGCGTCTCATCAACTCATAACGAATACTATTTAACTCACCCAAAGGCAACTCATTATCGTTTTCACGAACGCGCCTGCGAATCTCTGGGCTAACTTTCATAGGAACAAACTCGCCACGCATCAACTCCGATACGTTAGCTACCTTGTTCTTTTTCATGGCGCGGCGAATCTCACCGTCCGACATACCTAGCCGTCTCATGTTTTCGACGTTTCTATACATCTCTTGCATAACCCGAAATCTAGTTTCGTTAGCTTCGCGGTAAGTGCTTATAGCATTTTCAGGATCGAGGGCACTTCTCGTAGAAACGGCACTGTTAAAGATCTGGCTTGCGCTTCTGATCCCGCGTCCATACTCGAAGCCCTTGTACATCAGAATGTTCTCTGGCTTAACCTCAATCTCTGACAAACCAGTGAAAGCTCGAAACAATTCTTCTGCTGCGCGTCTTTCGTTACCAGCAGGGTCAACTGTGTCACCCATAAACATAGAACGAGCGAACCTGCCAACTTCGATGCCGGGCTCCTGTGTCTCTTTGGTCATTCCTTTAAGCTGGAACGGAGCGCCGCCGGGCACGACTGCGTCAGCAATATGCATAAACGACTTATAAGCTTTGTCTCCCGGTGTATCTTCTTGCCGGTAAACCTTGGCACCTGTCCCCGTTACGCCGCCACGAGTAGTTGTATCGAGCATTTTTTCGGTGATAATAGACTCACCAAAGAATGGCTCGAATATTTCTGCTACAGCGCCAAGTACAGCTTCTGTTGCAATCGCGTCCGCATCTTTGCCAAGATCTTCACCCTTGTTAATGGCATTAAGAATAGCTAGTGCTGGACGCTGCAAGTAGTCGTACGGGTTTGTGTAACTATAGTCTATGTAGCCTTTGAGGTTTCCGTCCTTATCCACCGTGGTAGGAATCAGGCGACTGTTCTTCTGCCAAGAAGGGCCACTCTCTCGGGCAGCGTCAAGTTGTTCTTGCGATACACCTGTTAAGTCCATAGCCATCTTTTGTAGGGCAGCGGGTGCAACAACGGCGGTGGAGGTAAAACCAATTAACCGACGCATGCCAATCTCTTGAACAGCACGGTTATCACTGGCTAGTTCTTTTAGGGCAACACCAAGAGTGTTCGCGCTAGTGCGGAGAATCTCAGCAGGGAAAGCGATGAAGTTACCTACAGGAAGCTTACGAATACCCTTGATAAACTCAGGCACACGCTCATAGTTCGGTACAGTGTTTCTTACAATATCTGCGGCGTACTCATTTACAGACTTACCAAGTGCCTGTGAAGCAGCAGCCTCACTGCCATATGCCTGAATGATTTTGTTTCTTTCAAACTCAAAATTGTAGATCTTCCATACATCGTCACCACCCTGATACGCATCTTTTAATCTTGTGTTGAGGCTGGTTAGCATACTTGCGGGTTTAGAGCGGCTAAACACGTTTCCAACTTTTTGACCAACAGGAATGCCCATAATGTCCGCATCGGCCTGACGAGTCAGTCCAAGACCTTCTTTAATCAAGCGGTCCATTTCTCGAACTTGAGTCTGTGTTCCAACCACACCAAGACGCTGTAGCTCCTGATAGTATTTGGCTTTATCTATATCACCACGTTTGGTTATGTTGCCCATGACAGTGGAGAAAGATTCCCACAGGTTTGCACCGCCGCCGACGTTGCCCTGCGACAAAGCAAACAAAGATGCTGATGTTACGTTTCTAATCTGCGTTATAGGAGACAGCACGGTCTTTGCGTATTGGGATACACCCTTGGTTTTTAAGAACCCAGAGTAAACGGCTTTCATCGTGTTGCCCATTGTGCCAGCGTCACCAATGGTCAGGCGAGTCATGTCGTTGTATATACGATTCGGTACATAGACACCCTCGAGAGAGCCAAAACCTTTTTCAAGTTTTTGGTATCCCTCAAACTTAACTGGATTTTGAGCAAACCTATCCGCGCTTACGAAGTTATCACCTTGATCTACAAGGTTTGTACGGATGTACTTAAAGTAATCGTCAACAGCACGAAACTCAGCCATATCTGCAATGGTAGATATGTACGCTTCCTGCGGATCTTTCACCTCACCGAGTAGCTTACGAAGGGCTTCGTTGTTTACCTGACGAGAAGAGAACAAACTTTCTTTCAGCTTCTTATCGGCAACACGAGCCTGTGCTTCGCTCCCTGCTTTTATCGGCCTGCGACCGCGGTTCGAGTACCGAGCAACAAAGTTCTCGACAAGATTTTCTGCGGCAGTGTCACTCAGTTTCTGTGACTTACCAACGCCAGTCAAAAAATCACTAGGCAACGGAATATCTGGGTTTAAATCTTTGTATAGATTTTGTGCTGCTTTGGGGTTTGCTTTAAAATAAGCTACAGCTTCTTTTCTAGCGTCTGAAAACTCAGCGCTTTTCAAAAAGTTTTTATCCTCAAAGATTTTGTACTTACGACGCAAATAAGAACCGATGTTATCGTTAATTGCATTAACGATATCGTCAGCTTCCCGAGTAGCTAGGTAGTCAGAATTCTTAATCGAGTTGGAAAGCTTATCTACTTGTGTCCGCATTTGCTTGGCTGGCTGACGCATAAAGTTAGGAAGCATACTCTCTAACGTCGAACCTGTGTCCTTTGCGTTGCGAACAAAGTCAGGGTCTTTTGTCAGGTAGCCATACAGCCGGTTCATTACCTCAGAACGAGCCAAGGGTGTGCCTTCGACCATCACAGTCTCAGACTTTTTAAAGACCTTGTCCAATCCGTCCTGCACTTCTTTTAAGTACCGAGCCGCCTCACCAAGCTCTGCCTCTACCTCACCGTTGATTTTAGACTTAACCTCAAACACATCTTGCGGCAGGTTACCACGGGCACGGAACACAGAAGCGATTTTATTCAGGCTGTCGCCAACCATATCATCTCGTTCAGCCAGCTTTTTAAGTGGTGCGCTGATAGCTTTTGCAGCGGGAAGAATTCCTTTTTGAACTACTGGTGCCACTACGGGAGTAGCTACTTTAGACACTCCTGTACCCAGAAGACCAATTGCCTTTAAAGCTTCTGGTGCGACAGCGGTTAGACCGCCAGCTTCCAAAGCGAAGCTTAATCTGTTGCCGATACGAGCGGCTGCTTTTTCTTTTCCACGAAGACCAATTGTATCTTCTGTTGTTGTAGGACCAGTTTGGAAAAAGTCGCCAAGCGTTGTTACACCGTCTGTAGCTACCACGGCATCGGTCACGGCTGCTGCGCCAACTTGCGCTGCTCTATTAGTCACCGTTCCGAGGTTGGCAAGACGACCAAGTTTGCTTGCAACACCGGCTGCTCCGAGGCCGGGAACGACAAACTGCGCTGCAACTTCGGCAATGGTTCCTGCTGTACCCTCTGGATCGATACCAGCGGCCTCACGAATTCCTTCAAAAAAGTTGGTTACATCTGTGGAGTAGTCTGTGTCATAGACTACGTCAACACCAGCAGTGGCAAGTTCAGCGATGCCTTGCGGTATGGCAAGTAAGCCGGAGGCGATGCCTTCGGCTATTTCCTGCGTTGTAGATTCCTGCGTCGGTGATACATCTTCCTGAATGGGAACCAAACGAGAGGGGTCGAATGCAGGCTCTTCCGTTGGTTCGTCAGTAATCGGAACCAGACGACTTGGGTCGAAATCAACCATAACTTAGTTCCCAGTAGCTTCTGGTAAGAACGTACCGTCTGCTTGTTTTACAACAATTGTTTTTGTGACTGGATCAATCATACGAGTGCCAACGGGAATGTTACCCGGGTTGACGGCGGCTGGTACAGCACCCCCTGTTGTTGAAGCAGCGTAAGTCATCATTTCCGGTAGGCTAGGGGGATTATTCTTAGAATACCGCTGTGGGAAGTCTCGAATCATCCGCGATGCAATATCTGATCTTCCGTCTTCCGTTTTTAACACTTCTTGTGCAAATCTTTCGGGAGTCATTGCCTGACCTGTTGTTCTGGCAGTCTTTGCTTGAGCCAGCACTGCATTCAGAACTTCAAGTTCGCCCCCAAGTGTTTGTATGC